GGCGTGCTGATACTCGCTTTCAGCCTTCCTCATTTTGTTTACATTGCGAGTAATCCTATCGGCAACACGCTTTGCTTCTCTCTCGCCTTTGGTCAAGCCAGATGAATCGAGAGAGATGGAGATTCCGTAATCAATGAGGGGTTTAGCGGGCATTGGCTTTTACCTTGGTCTTGACTTTTTTGGTTTTCTTAACTGCCGTCTTAATCGCCTTCGATACTATCGACTTCGCATCTGCTTTGATAGAAGCCGTGGCATTCTGAAGGTAGCCTTTCCCCGTATGATTTGGACTATTCTTCATGGTGATAGTCTTTGTGCTGTCCCACAGATAATGCACATCAGTTCCATCGCCCTGGAAGCGGGCTCTGTATGCACCTTTATGGACAGCATGACCAGCGAACGCGATATCACGCTCATCGTAACTTTCAGTCTTGTGGTCGATATCTAAAATCGAACCTTGCCCAGCAACCTTAATTTTCTCCGATCTAGATCGCCGGTTGCCACTCCCTGTTTCTGAAGAACGCTTAACACCAGCCATCCGCATCTCCCTGCGGATCGTTACGCTTGTAACCTGAGCAACTTTTTTCATTGCTGCCTCTTGAACCTCAGAATCAATGCTCTTGTTGAGCCTCCTCATTCCTTCGTTGAAGGCATCGCTGAAGTTAATCATAACTTTCCGCCAATCGCATTTAGAGTTGCAAGAGCATCGGTTGGATCAGTTGGCTTGGCTGTTTTTTCTTCTTTCTTGATGCAATGGATCTCAAATGCTATCCACTGATCAACAACATTGGGACTTACATTATCAAGCCAGAAGCATGGGTCATCAATGCCCAGAGACTTGCAGATGCGAAAGACCCACTCTAGCCGGTAGTTCCGGCTAAAGTGGTCTATCAATCGCTCTATTCGCCCTTGTCGTTTTTTTCCAACTTAGCATCATTCCATTCTGCAATAGCATCGCAGACTGCATCGAGTTGGGTACTATCAAGAGCCATGATCTCTTTGATGTCGCCCTCGGTGAAGAGTGGGGCACCATCTTTACCGCAAAGTTGATCAACAATCGAATAAACGCGAGATCGCATCTGTTCTTTGAAATCAGGTTTGCCGTTCTTGTCGAACAACTGTGCCATCCTCTTGGATCGCTGAAGTTCGCTTTGGTTCTTGATATATGCTTCGCCAAAACCTTTGATCGTGATCTTCTCGACTTCTGGTTTTAGTTTAAGCAGTGACTCACGAGTTAAGGTCATCAAAATTCTCCTCGGTTTCTTGAACATCTTCAGGCACTTCAGGAGGCATAACACCCTTAGCACCATCACCCAGAATCAGATCAACTTCTGATTCAATTCTTTCTTTGTCAGTTGGTGATACTCTGCCGACAAAGCAGATCGCAGATCCGAAGTTCCACGATTTGTAACCGACGAGAGTACCATCAACAATGACTCGATATTGCTCGTGGGATTCAACCTTGCCAGTAGCAAGGTTTCTTCCTTCACAGGGCTTTAACTGAACTTCCATCTTCTCTCCCAGAAGTTAGTGTTAAGCAGATTCAGGAGTCCACGTTGGACCTGTATCGCCATCGAAGCAGAAGTTTACGGTAACTTCCGCAAGAGTGTTCAAACTAAGATCGGGCAAATCATATGACATCACAAAGCCTGACCCAGCGAATACTGCGTTCGTAGTATTGCCATCAGTACCGATTGGGAATGTGACCGTAAGGGTGTCGATCTTGCCGACCAATGGCTCATCATTGCCAGTCCCGAACCCCGCCCAATCGTAAGTTGGGTCGAAGATTAAAGTAAGTTGACATTCGCCAACTTCGGTCAAGTCGCCGGGGATGTAGCGAGTGAATCCGGTTGTATCCAAGCATGAAGCATCAATCTTCTCTTGCGAGAGATCGGGCAATGCGATTGAACGAACGCAACCAACGATTGCTGCATTGGTGAGAACAGCGGTTGTTCCCTGACCCGTCATTCCGACATAAGCCATTGTATTTACCTATCAAAAAGTGTTGTAAGCGATTTCAAACGATTGTGCCGTGCGGAATTGCCACCTATCTGTCCCATCATTCGGGATATCAACTAGGTGAATCTTTCCGGTGGCTTGGGCGATGCCCTTGATAGGAACGCCACTGTAAGTACCGAGTATTCCGTTCAGGGATTGTCGAGCCGCCTCGATAACGTCATCTGCCGATTCACGAGTAAGACCATAAGCCTCAATGCGAACCCTAGCATTCTCAAATCCCACAAAACCATCGAAGCAGTTTTCAGCCACCTCGGATGTTATGTATGCAAGCACAGCAGGCTTTTGAACATCTTCTGGCATGAAGTCGCCATAGATCCTAGTGCCAACCAATGCCACCAAGGAAGCGTCTGCTTTCAATATGGATACAACTGCGGGCAATATGTTAGACATCGTTCTCGCCCCTCAGTTCGATCCTACGCTCCATCTGAAGCCCGTCCTGATCAATCACACAAGTAACTCCATACTTAATGCCATTGATCTCACAGCGATGCTTGGGTGTAACGCCTTCGCTTCCGAAGAACTCTCCATATGCAACATGCGTGCTTTTCGCGTTCGTCATCCTTCCTCGGATGACTTCACCTCCAACGGTAGTAATCAACTCGCAAGGCCAACCTGACGATACCAAAGTCCAGTCATTTGGGTTCTGGTAGGTAGGTTGACCGTACGAATCAACATTTCCATTGTGTGCATAAAAGTTCGCAGTCCATCGACGCATCCCAATACGCTTCCTGATGCCACTCATGGATATGATGACCTCATCAGCAATGTAACGATACGCTCGTAAGCAACTTCCTGCGAATGCAAGGCAGAGCCCTCTTGTGCCGGATCGAAGAACCACTTGCCAACGGTCAGCAAGATCGCAGCCTTGAACAACCTAGGGACGCAGTTTGCATCAACTCCGTATCCCGCAGTGAAATCAATGGTGACTGCATTTGAAGTATTCGGTTTCAAGGAAGGCCAGCCGCTATCGCCAGTTGGGAACAATGATCCTCGTGCCGCATCAAAGATGTAATCGGAGGGATCTAACGTCTGTTCACTACCACTTTCGTCAATGCTCTTTACTGACGTAACGGCTGTAACGGCCTTCTTAAAAAGTTTAACTTCGGCTCTCGGATCATCTGTCTCGTTCCAGCAAAATTGAGTTTGCTGGTAACTCGCTGAAAGAATCTGCCGATCAATATCCTGCTCCAATCGCTCTGTCGCTGCCGTCAGCAACAGAGTTAGATTGTCATCATGGGTGGGATCATTTGCGTTTAGACGGAGATGCTTTTTTGCTTCCGCCAGACTTACTGGCAGTTCGCTTGGGCTTGTCGTCCTTTTTATCGTCCAATTTGTTGTCATCTAACTTTTCCAAAACTCCAAGTTGGATCAACGTCCGAACGATACCTTCACGCAACTCACCACCATCGACCACTGTGCCTTTCTTTCGGCCACAGCGGTCGCACTTAAATTTATACCTTGCCATTATGTCAAGGTGATCTTGCCGAGGACTTCTGGGTTCACGACATCGAGAGCGATACGCTCAGTAACTTGAACACCAACCTGATCGTTCTCAGCGTACAACTCATTGAGCATCTTGAACGTAACCGATCGACGATCACCGAAGTAGCATCCGAGACTCAAGTCACCGAACACTGCGAGCAGGTCGCCAGATGCCGATGCCGAAGCACCAGGGAGTGCATTGGTGAACACAACTGGGTAGCCCAACAGAGTTGGTCGCTGACCACCCTCAAGATCGCCAATCGTGTTACCACCGGCTGCGTTCAGCAAGTCGCGGACAGGACCGTGGTACAAGGTTGGGTTGACGTACCAAGCATTGCGGGCACCAACGATTGGGTTGCCGATGCTTACGCTACATGCGGTCAAATCTTCCAGAGCCAAGGCTGCAACGCTTGCGACATTGGTATCAGCAACGTTCGCGTCACCCTTGATGCCAGCCGTGTTGATACCGCCAGCAACGCCATTGAAGAGGTTTTGATCTTCAGCGATTGCGATGCTGTAAGCCAAGGACTGAACAACGGTGTCCATGATCGAGACGATTGAGTCCTCAGTCACTTCCGTTGACATCTTAACCAATGCAGCGATCTTTTTCGCGGTCAACAGAACTTGGCTGAAAGTAACGTCCGTTTCCGTGATTGCTGCGGCTTCATCGGGATACGATACGGAGGCATGAGCAGCAACCTTCGGGACGCTCCAAGTCAGAGCCGACATCACAACTCGACGGCAGTATTGACGAGCAACACCGTAGTCCTCTAGCAAGTTGATCAGGGCGTTGCTGAGTGGATCAGGGACGGTGAATCCGCCCTTGTCGTCAGTTCCAACGCTCTGTGCTGCGAGGATCTCGCCTGCACGCTGATCGCCACCAAGGTGAGCGAGGTATTGACCGGCGACATAGGCATCTTCTGCCGATGCGAAGTTCTTGACTCGCATGTTGCTGATTTTGGAGGGGATCACGTTCTTTACTTCCATTGGGGTTTCGATGGGCTCGGATGGTGGCTGCACGCTCGCTGCTTGCAACTCTTGATTGCGAGCAACAACGCCCGCTCGGATCGACTCAAATTCTTCGGCTTGATTGAACTCTGCTTCCAAGGCATCGCACTTATCTTTTGCTGCTTGGATCTGCTCCAAGGTTACGCTTTCCATCTCAGAAAGTGCCACCAAATCGTTGGACGCTTCAGACAACTCTGCTCGAATTTCGCTAGGTTTACGCATATCTCAACCTTTTAGGGACAAAAAGCCATAAAATGCGGCTCTCTGCCGCGATTGTGGGTATTTTACTATAAATCTGACAAAAAGTCAAATTTTGTACTTGACACGCAGGCGACGACCTGCTTCTGCCGCAGCAATCCGCACGGATGGGGCGATTGCTTCGATCTGGGGCTTGACTTCTGGCTTGATCCGGTCGATACCAATTTTATTTTTGGTATCGACCGGTGCCTTGGGCTCTGCTTT